ACTGGTGAACGTTATTTACCTGATGCTGCAATTAAAGCATTAAGTGATGCAGAGTATGCAGCTACTACACGTAAAAAAAGAAAAGATACTAAAAAAGGAAAGCAACATTCTAAGCAACCAAAGAAGGTAGCTAAGAAAACAAAAGCTTATAGATAATAAAACAAGGAGACCAGTAAAATGGCAAAAGAAAAAAAAGTAGACCTAAAACAAGAAGCACAAACCAAGATGGAATCTATGGTTGAACAACATAATGCACTTGTTCAGGAATTACAAGGAGCTAACGAAAGATTAGCTGAAGTTAAACAAATGATTATTGAGCACCAAGGATACATGAAAGGCCTTGAAGCTTGCGAAAAAGATTGTGAGGTAAAATAATGGGACCGATTTTAGGAAAGTTACTTGCAAAACTAGGTACTGAAAAAGTATTGAAAGCTATCGTATTACATTTAGGAGAACACTTAGTATCTAAGTCTTCAAATAAATTAGACGACAAGTTGTTTGCAGAAATTAAAAAAGCACTTAAATAATAGGAGGTTTCATTGAAACTTAAAAAACGTGGTATCGTAATACCTGACCAGCATTATCCATTAGAGGATAGAGCTGCAGTAGAATGTGTTAAGAAGGCAATACTCAAAGTTAAACCCAAGGTGTTTGTAAACCTGGGAGATGTTGGAGAATGGGAATCTTGTTCTGCTTGGAAGTACAAAGATAAAAAACTACCACCTTTAGAGTTTCAATTACCTTTAGTAGATGAAGATATAAGACTAGTAAATGAAGGATTAGACGAGTGGGATGAAGTACTTAAAAAAGTTGGATGTAAAGAAAAGTATTTACTCCAAGGTAACCACGACCTCTGGTTGGATAATTTTTCTAGTAAGTACCCTTATCTTAGTGATTACAGTTTTTTTAAAGCATGTAAAATCAAAGAAAGAGGATACAAATACACAGAATACAACTTACCAATCCAAGTAGGTAAGTTGGTATTCTTTCATGGTGCGTATGCGACTACGTATCATGCTAAGAAACATTTAGAGTCGTATGGTGAGAATGTTATGTATGGACATACCCACGACATACAACGACATACTATGACAAAGTTTGATGGCAACATTGGTGCTTGGTCTATGGGATGTTTAAAAGATATGTCACATGAGAATAACAAGTGGTTAAAGGGTAGACTACATAACTGGGGTCACGCATTTGCTATTGTTGATTGGTTTGACAATGGTGAGTTTAAAGTAGAAGTAGTAGAGATAACTGATGGTAAAACAACCTTATGGGGTGAGTTAATTGACGGTAACAAGTAAATCTATCGGGGGAAAGTCTAAAGGAGTTTCTACTAACAGCACTAGAAGGCTGTATAACAAAAAAAAGAAGAGAAAGAAGAATGCCAAAAAAAGCTATAAACGTAAGTAACTTCAGCGGAGGAGTAAACAATAATACTAATCCTAGGGATTTAGCTGATAATGAATTACAAGTATTATCAAATCTTAGCAATGAAGTACCAGGGAAGTTAAAAGTTATTGGTTATGAATCTAATGTTACAACTACTGAATTAAATGCTATTGATTCTGTAAACTATGGTAATGGATTATTGCATACAAACTTTGATAGAAACTTAGGTAGTCCAACTTCTATTAATGAAACAGAATATTTATTTATTAATGACACTGCTAATTCAGAAATAGAAATATTTGATGTTACTAACACAGATTTAGAATCAGATACTATTGATTATGGTAGCACTTCTTCTAGATTAGAAATGTATAATATTGATGGTGGTGTTAGAGTAGTACCACATTATGGAAATGCTGGTAATACTCCTAAGTTATTTACATATTATAAATACGATAGAAAGCTAGGTTCAGGAGGAGCTGTTGGAGTTCATGCAACTCAAGCTGGTGATTATAATGAAACAGATTTATATATAGCACCATTACGAGGTAGGAATGGATATGATTATAATGTTGATACATTGAATAGTCATATAGAAACTGATGGTGAACCAAACTTTCATCCTAGCGAGGGTTCTGAAGTTTATATACCTAGTAGTGTAAGAGTAGGTAATTTAGGAAGTAGTTCTGCTCAAGAAAACCGATGGAATTTTACTTTTGCAAATCTTGAACAAGAACTAGATAACTGGGATAATTTTGATGCTGCTCCAATAGATGCATACACAGATAACGGTGAAGGTTCTATGGCTTTTATTCCATATTTTGTAAATAAATCTACTGAAAATAGTGAGTCAGATATTCTTATAGATAAAAATAAACGATATGGTTTTTGGTGTTCAAAAGTATATAAAGATTTTAATGGGTCTATTCAAGAATCTCCTGCTGCATACATAGGCTATGCTCCTCAAAACTTATCTGCAGATGAAATAACACAAGTATTACATTTTGGATTTGTTGGAAGAATGGGACAAAAAGAAGCTAATTATGCAGGATTTAAAATATATTGGGGTATTATAGAAGATTTTGTTGAAGCTGATGGAGCTAATACTACCATTGAAGAAGGTTCTGTTGGTGCTAGATATTTATTTTGTGAAGTAGATTTTGAAGAAGGAATACGTTTAGCTGGAGAAGATAGTTATAAACCTTTTGGAACAGACGAAGTTTTAGTTTCTACTAGTCCTATTAACGTATATGAAAGACAATTTGTATATCCATTCAATTTTTATTCTGCAGGTTCTGATGCGTATGCAATAGGAGAAGATATATTTAGTTTACCTACAGTAGAGCCTTATATTATAGACGCACCTTCTGTAATTGGTGAAGCTAATACAGGATTTAAAACATCTACAATATTAAATAGAAGAGTATATGCTGGAAATGTTCAATACTATAACGATAAACACGAGTTAGTTACAAAGTCAGATAGAGTATTAAAATCTAAACCTAATGAGTTTGATTACTTTGAAGAAGAAAGTTTTATTGATGTAGAAGTAGAAGACGGAGATAGCATTGTAAACTTATCTACAACTGGTAATAAGTTACTACAATTTAAAAAACAAAATTTATTTATTATTAATGTATCAAGAGGTATTGAGTTTTTAGAAGCAACTTTTGAATATAAAGGGTGTGAGAAAGAATACCATGTTATAGAAGCAGAAGGATTTGTAGCTTGGTTTAATAAGTATGGTGTTTACATATATGATGGTAATAGAATATTAGATATCCATTTGAATGACAATGGACAACCATTCTTTGATGATTGGGAATCTAACTATTATCATGATAACAATGTGATAGGATTTATACCAAAAACAAAACAACTATATATTACCAATAATCAATCTACTAACAATGTATTGATGTTTGATTTGAAATCTCAGTCTTGGATGACTGGTGATGTAACAAGTACTAATGATATTACTAATTTAATTACTAGAAATAATGGTGATATTAATTGGGTAGAAATACAATCAAGTGATGCGAAGCTTGTAAAATGGAGCAATACTCCATTTAGCTTTACAAAGACTGGTGTTATTATGCAATCTAAAGAGTTTGACTTTGGCACACCTATGGTTAACAAAAACATTAATACTATTTATGTAAACTGCAAACAAACTTCTAACATTACATTACAAGGGTTTGGTACAAAAAGAGATAATACACCAGTAGCATTAACTGATATAAGCACACTTGACAATGCTACAAGTAGTCTAAAAACGCTTAAAATAGCTGTTCCTGACACTTTTAAGAACTTAGTGAGCTTTGGTATAGCATTGAAAAGTACAGGGGTTGTAAACGCCGATTTTGAAGTAAATGATATACAGATTGTATACAGAGATAAGGTAGTGCGATGACACTTGATAAACAAAAAGTAAAAAGAATTTTAGATAGAATACATACTATTAAAGACAATACTCAAGATATTGAGGAAACAAAGCAGCAATATGAAACACCGATTAAGGTAGATAGAAACATACCTACAAACTCACAAGGGGTTAATGGTGATAGAAAGGTAGTAAAAGAAGGTAATGATAATTACCTATATATTAAAGTAGATGGTAGATGGATGAAGACGCAACTTCAGGAGGTAAGGTAGCATGGCATCACAAGAACAATTAATATTAGCACAGTTAGGTGCTGAGTCAGCAGATATTTTTAAGAAGAAAGCAGATAGTGGCTCTGGATTAGCTCAAGATTTAACAGCAGGTGCATTAGCAGCACAGTCATTCGATGAAGCTACATATGCTTTAGAAAAAGGCGTAGGAAGTTTTCAAGATAAGTTTATGTCAGGAGACTATGCACAAAAAGGTGGATTACTACAAAAAATAGGTGCAACAGCTTTTGGTCCTTATAGTAAAGAATATTCACAAAGTTATTTTGCAGAGAAAAGAAAAACAGACCCTACTATAGCAAAAGAAATGGAGCTATATAACCCTGACACAGGAAAGGTAGAAAGCGTAGACTTGACTAAAAAAGTATTTGATAGTGCTCCTGATAGACCAGACGTTCAAGGAACAATGGGATTAAGTGGAGCTGACCCAGCTAGACAGGAAGATTTAGCAGGAGATTTGCAAATAGATGAAGTTGGAGTAGATGTTAGAGCACCTATGAGACCAGTAAAACCTTTTGTAGGTAACCTACCAAGCTCTGATGAATTTTTAGATGACATGTATATGGGTGCTGCTCCAAAGAGACCAGATGCACCTTCTGGAAAAGCTCCTATAAGATTAAAAAATCAAGGACTTACTACAGAAGACAATAACATAGCTAATGAACAATTATTGTATAGTGGTACAGCAGATTTATTTTTAGCAAACACTATAGATACTGGATTGAGTTTAAATGGTAATTACACTACACCTGCTTTTGCAGAAAGTACTGGAGTAAATTTTAGAAATGTGATGCCAAAAGCTTTACCAAATCAAGAAGCGGTTAATGCAACTACTATGGCTGCTGGAGTTACAGGATTTCAAACAGGTAGAAGTATGAATGAGATTACAGCAAAACGAGGGGAAATAAGATTAAATAATTTATTGGGGATAACAGAATGAATGTATTAGATATTATATCAGAAAATAGAGGAGAGCAGCACGCACAAGTATTGCGTATGCACGGAGAAGAAGTTGCACAAATAGAATCTAATAATAGATTTGATGCGGTGCAAAAACAAAGAGATACCAATCAAACTAAAGGTCCTGGAAGAGGTTTATTTCAGTACGAAGTATCAGAAAATGCAATGGGTGGAGCTAAAGGTAGCGGTGCTTCTAAGACTGCGTTAACAAGATACAAACAATTTTATGAACACTATGGTCAGGAAATACCACAAGAATTTAAAGAAGAATTGAATAGAGTTAATAGTGACAATCCAGACTTTTCTAAATTATCTAGAGAGTTGCAAGAACAAATATTTTATGCAGACAAAGAAAGAGGTAAGATGCCTTTAGACGAATTAGCGTCAGGACAACTATCATTAAAAGATGCGTACGTAGACTATCATTGGATTGGTAATCGTTCTTCTCAAAACTATGATACTGAGAGAGAAAGAGTTTCAACCTTATATGAAGGCAAGATAGGACCAGTAGATGATATACAACCTATGAAACCTACAATGACTAATAATGAATTTATTATGCAAGAAGGTAAAAAAGCTGCATCAAAAGTAACTGGTACACAATTTAATATATTAAACGTAATGAAAGATTTAGGTCAAGTATTTCAACAATTTGATAAGGAGGAACAATAATGCCAATAGGTTTAGGTGCATTGATATCAGGAGTAGCTGGAGCTTCAGCTAAATATAAAAAATTTAAAAAATATGGCAAGGCAATATCTGCCATATCAGGATTTTTTGGTAGTAAAAAGAAACGAGCAGAAGAAAAACAAAAATTAACAGACTTTAGTGAATTACTAGGACAGCAGTATACGTCTTTACAAGGAACAGTTGGTGATGTACAGCAAGAGTTTGAACAAATGAGAGGTTTTCAATCTGAAGCACAAGGATTAGAACAACGAGCTGCAGTAATGGGGTACGGTGCAAATCAACAACAAATGGCTGGACAAATAGCAGGTACTGGATTATCAGGTGTTGGTGCTGGTCAAGAAGCTATGCAATTAGCTCAACAAGAGTTTGCTAATCAACAAATGGCTAGAGCACTACAGTCTCAAGAGTCTCAATTTAATTTAGGTTTAAGAGAAGCATCACGTATGCGTGACATACAAGCTGCAGGATTTCAATTAGACAGAGCAAGAGCAGAAAAAGGTTTAAGTAAGAAAAATTATGGACAGTCCTTAATGGACATGATGGAGGTATAAAATGGCAAGCAATGAAACAATTAAAAACTTAAGTACTTTATTAGGTGCGTTAAGAGACTTTAATCAACCTCAAAGAGAGTTGGATGCATATGCTAAAAAAAGATTAATAGATATGAATATTGAATCTGAGTTAGCTGAAATTAGAAAAGCAGAACAACAAGCAGAAATAGATAAAATGTTAACTAAAAAAGGCTTAGCTTTAGGTCAAGATATTTTAGCCCAGCAAGCTTTAGGCGAAGCACCTACTGCTTACGAAGCTATGTCAGATGCAGATAAAAAAAGAAGTAAAGACTTAGGTCAGGTTGTAGGTATAGCACCTTTAGTTCAGGTAAGAAAAGCAATGAAAAGAAGTGGAAAAGACTTAGAAAATGTTGTTAAGGATTTATCTTCTAGTGTTATAAATGTACATGGTCAAGCAGTAAATCAATATTACTCTGGTACAGCAGGCAAAAGTCCTGAAACAGTAAAAGAATTTACTATGTATAAACAATATTTAGACACTTTAGATTACGATAGATTGTCGGGAGATGGTAAATATAAATACGACAGTTTATATAAATATATGAATGAATATATAGAAGAATAAAATGAATCCTAGGTTACGTTATTTACAAAACTTGTACGAATCTGGTACTATTAGCGAACAAAGTTATATTGGTAGAGCTAATATGCTTTATTCTACCAATCCAAAAGATTTTAATGAAGAAGATATAGACTTTATTGAAAAGCTTAATAAGGATGTTGGAGTAGATTTTAATAGAGATATGGCAGTATCCGAATCTAATTTAGGTTCTGTACTTAATCAATTTGCATCTGGTGTTGCTGAAGGATTTACAACATTAGGTTGGGCAGAAGAAGCTGATACTACTACAGAGGGCATTGCTAATAAAGTAGGACACCTTGTAGGTTTTGCACCTGATATAATAAGCAGTGTATTATCTATGGGTGCTTTAGTACCAGGTATTGTTGCTAAAAGAGGTACTGCTAAGCTAGCTGTTAAACGTGCAAGAGGAAGACCTACTAAAAAAGCTACTGAAGAAAGATTGCGTATAGAAGAATCTGTAGCTAGAAATACAGCACTCGCAGAAAAAAGAAGTCAACCAGGTCGTAAACTTACAGCTAATATGGGTAGTGCTGCTGCTAAAATTCAAATAGGTGGATTTAGACCATTTGCAAAAGCTATTGTAGACGAAGGTGCAGAAAAGGTTGGTAAGAAAGCAGCTAAAGATGCTGTAGAAGAAATAACAGATATTAAAGGATGGCAGATACGTTCAATACCAATGCGTATTGCAGACAAAGCTATTGATTCTGCTACTAATAAGATAGCTGACACTGGATTATTATCACAAGGATTTTTTAGTAAAGCACTATTTAAAAATGAACAATTTCAAAAAGTAGCTAGAGAATCTGCACATCTAGGTGTAGCTCTTGGTGCTAGTGCAGTATGGAAAGGACCTAAAGCTATAGCTGAATCTACATTTCATGGAGCATTAGCAGGAGCAGTATTTGGTGGTATAGGTGAATGGGTAAATGTTTCTAGGTTAATAGCTAATCCTAAAACAGAAAAGCTAGGTAAAGATTCTCTTAAAATATTAATACAAAATAAACAAAAAGAAGAAATATTAAATGCTTTTGCTAGAGGTACTGTAGGTTCTGCATTTCAGGGTGGTATGTCTACTGTACAAGGAGCACCATTACCCGACCAAATGTATGAATACTTAATGGGATTCTTTTTTGGTGCACATACAAAATCTGTAAATGAATTAAAACTTAGAAAAATTATTATGGAAAATCCTATGTTAGATGGTACTGCTAATATAGGAAGATATAAAAAACAAATAGAAGCTGTTAAAGAGTATCAAGATGCACCCGCTGAAGTAAAACAAGAATTTGAAAGACACATTGAAGTACTATTTGAACAACAAGCTCAACAAAATCAACGTGTCATTAGTGGTAAAATAATAAACAGAGAAATAGAAAAAGTAGCAAAAGAAGAAAACCTTGATGTAACAAAAGTTAAGGACCTTAAAAAAGCTACAGAAATAGTATTAGAAAACGATAAAGTAAAAGATTTACCTAATGTTGATAGAACTATATTTAAGGAAAAAATAGAATCAGATAAATCATTTTTAAAAGAAATGGCTGAACATAAAAAAGGTAGACAAGATGCTTTAAAAGAATTAAACGAACAACTATTACAAGAACTTGGTATTGATTTTGCTAGTGTAATTGAAGCTCAAAAGTCTAGCGACATTGTAGACCCTATATCTATTAATCGTGCATTAGAAGGAGTATACAAAGAAATTAAAAACGATGCTAGATATGAAGGTTACTCAAGAGCAGATTTGAAAAGAATATTATTAAAGTCTGTTTACAATGCAAAAAGTTATACAAGTTTTGTAAAAGATTTTAAATCAATTCATCCAAATTTTGAAGTTAAGTTTAATCAAGTTGGAGAAAATCCTTTAAGAACATTTTTTATAAGAACTAAAACCTACGCAGAAACATCTGAAGTTGGTGTATTGGCAGACGGTACTCTTAAAATGATTCGTAATGGTGCTAAAAACTTAGAGGTAGATGCTGATGGTAAAAACTTAGTAGCAAAAGAATCTCCTAATGGTATTGATATACGTTACGGAAAAAATACTAGACTAATTGTAAGGTTGTTAGAAAAAGAAGCTAATAGCAATAAATATGAAGCACCGTTAGATATGTTGAGTCCTTCAGAAGCTATATCTAAATTGCAAAAACAATTATACAAAAAAGGATATTATATATATGGTGCACCCAAAGATAAGGGCACTATTATAGCACAAAAAATACCAGAAGGTATTAACCCTCAGACTCCAAAAGGTAAAAAGTTTTTAGATATGATGGTAGATATACTGCAATCAAAAGATATAGGTGTACCTAAGAAGTTTTTAAAAAAGAATAATGATAGACTATACTCTGTATCTAATCTTATTTATAAATTAGTTGATAATGGATATTTAACTGGTACTGGTGAGTCAAGAAAGCAAATTACAGAAGCTGTAAATGAATTTAAAAAAGATGTTATTGATGGTAAAATTAATATAGATGTATTAAAAGAAGTCAAATATGAACCATTATATCAAGGTAAAGGTATACCAGTTCCTTCTGAAGCTATGACAAAAGTCTTAGATAACCTTGGATATATTGATGGTCAAGTTAAAGGCTTTTTAAATATGATTGCTATCAAAGATAAAATATTAAAACGCTATGACAAAGAATATGAATCTGGTACTGACGGTGGATTAATTATAAGAGACGATGTATTTGATTTAATTACAGACGTATTTGGTATGTCAAGACAAAATGGTTTTATTAAACCTGTTGTAAGAGCTAGTGCTAGAGAAGGCAAGGGTGAAATACGTGGTAAGGTTGGTGGATTTAGACCAGAGTCTGAAGGTTTAAATAAGTTTATGATGGATAACAATATACATATGATGATGTATGGAAGCGGATTAAAATCTAAAGGAAAACTGTCATTAAATGAATTAATAGATGGTAAAAATGATACATGGTCATTAAAAGAGTCTGTGGATATTGCTAAAATAAGAGCAGAAGAATTGTTAATAAATCCTGATGTAAATGATTATGTATTTAAAAATCTTATTGAGATTAACGAAAGAGGTATGTTAAAAATATATAAACAGCTTCTTGATAAGAATACATTTCAAGATTTTCCTGTAGAATATTTTAACGCAGTTGAAGTATTAAAAGAAAAGATGATGGCAGGAAATGAAGCAGCTACAAAAAAGTTTATAGAAAGTGGACAAGACTTTGTAGAATTTAGAGTTGATGACATATCTATACAGTCATTGGTGGATTCATTAATTGACAATCCTGTATCTTTAAAATCTAAAAAAATAATTAGAGACATATTAGAAAATACCAGGCAAGATGAAATGGATTTGTCTGATAGCATGTCTATTGACCCTGCAGACTTGGTTGAGTTAGGGCTTACCCCAGAGATATTAAAAAGAACTAACCATGCATTTAATACACAGCTTGAGTATAAAAACTTTATAAGTAATAAACTTGCTAGATACATACTTAGTAGAGGTAATCA